CGGACCCGTACCCGGACCCGTCCCCGTACCCGGCCCCGTACCCGGACCCGTACCCGGACCCGTACCCGTCAGGCATCGGGCCACAGCTCGATCGCCCGAGCCGCCTCCTCGGACACGGACAGCGCCTGCTGCACCGCGCAGGTCGTCCGAGCGACCCGGCAGGTGAGGCGCGACTGCGGCTCCGGCCCGTGCTGCGAGAGGCCGAACAGCCCGCGGGTGCCGGCCCAGTAGAGGATCATCCGCGCGTCGGTCAGCACGACCGCCTCGCCGACGACCGGCTCATGGTCGCAGTGCCCGTAGACGACGCACCGGCCGTTCGTGCCGGTGCAGACGATGACAGGGATGCTCGACTCCGCTTGCTTCAATCTCGCCATGCTCTCCTCCTTCAATCTCGCCATGCTCTCCTCCTTGTAGGTTTGGCGCGGCCCCGGGGAGGAGGAGTGAACCCCGGAGCCGCGCCGCCCCTACGCCCTCCTCTCGTCGAACTGAGCCCTCACCCACGAGCGGGCTACCCAGTGCTCGCACCACCAGGCGTCATCGACGTGTGGCCCATCATTTGGAGCGTTCAACTGGGACGAGTGGTGGCATTCCCCAGTGGGGTCGCTCACACTTCTGAAGTACCCGCACGTCTCGCACCGCACGCCCGGGTACTTGTCAGCCATTGGCCGCCTCCGTCCGCTGCGCCGCGTCCTCCATCAGCCGCATCCCGTCGCCCTCGTCCAGCCAGAGCTGGACGTAGCCGCGGCCCATGCTGCAGCCGCGGGAGGCCGCGCGGTCGGCGGCGCGGAGCCAGGCCGGGATGCAGTCCGTGTGGACCATCGCGTCCAGGTGCGCGGCCCAGCGCCACGCGTCCAGGTCGGGGTCGATCGGCCCGCCGCAGATACCGCACGTGCGCGGCACCTCGCGTCGGCGCGACCAGAGCCAGAGCGCCGCGAAGCTGAGGCCGAGCCAGAGGCAGCAGGAGATGACGACGGCGATGAGAGTGGTCACGATGCCACCTCCTCGATGTCCAGCGGGTCATCGGTCTCGGACGAGAAGAGCCCGATCTGGTCGCCCTCCTGCGCGTCGAGCGCGGCGGCAATGTTCTTGACAGCCTGCCGGTAGTAGCTCGGCTTCAGCTCCACAGCGCCCCGGCGCCGCCCCGCCGGGGTGACCCTGGAGGTGGCGAAACGAGCCGAGGGGAGGGCGGCGTCCTCGGCACGTCGGGCCGGCGGTGCTACCGCCGGGGGATTGGATCTGCGGCCGGCGTGGTCGGCCGCTACGGTGTTGTGAGGTACGGCCATGCCGGGGACGCGGGTTCCAGCCGCTGGTCCGGCGGGTTGATCGTCACCGCAGACCACGCCCGCGGCGGGCTTCACATCGACCTCCACGCCCGCCAGAGCAGGCGCAGGGACGCCACCACCTCGCGCCCGGTGATGAGCGCAGCAGCGGCGACGAGGATGGCGGGGATCACGCAGCCCTCCTGATGATCCACGCGCGCAGCGCCTCGGCCGCGGCAGCCGACAGCCGCACGCCGCGGTGAGCCGCAGCGAGGCGAAAGGCCAGGTAGAGGTCGGAGTCCAGGCTCACGTCGAGGCGGGACTTCGGGCCCCGTTCCTCTTTCGGTGGGCGGCCCATGAGTGGGAGTCGATCGGTGGTGACCATGCGTCTACGGTAGCGCCCAGAATTCCGAATGTCAAGAGGCGCGGGGGAGATTTCCGGAAATCTCCCCTCGACCCATTGACAACGCGCCAGCGCGGCGCTATATTAGGTGGTGAGGAGGAGAGACGAACATGAGCACCACCTACCGCATCGAGTACAGCGACGGACGGACAGTCGAGTGCGAGACCTACGAGGAAGCGGTGGAGATCCTCGACGCCGAGTGTGAGGTCGTCGGCCACGACGGCGACCTCACGGAGCATGGCGACCGGACCTTGGCATGGCTGACCGAGGAGGACTCGGACAACGACGCCGGCGCCAACGCCTACGCCGAGATCGTCGAGGCGATGGAGTCGCAATCGTGACCGCCCTGCGCCTGACCGTCGAGGAGGTGGCGCTCGTGCTCGCCGGCGAGCGCCGCCTCACGTCCTCCGCGCTGGCGGCCGAGGCCGGCATTTCCCGCCGCCTCGCCCAGGTCGTGGTCGCCCGCCTCGCCGCGGGCGGTGCCGTCACCCGCGACACCACGCCGCAGCCCACCGGCTACCGGCGCGGAAAGCGGGAACGGCGGTACTGCCGCCTCTGACCCGAGCCCCACAGACACCACAAGCGGCCGGCGGTCTCCCGCCGGCCGCGTCGTCTGAAGAAGTCGCCCCGGGCGGCCGGGGCGCAACCAAGGAGGGGGTGTGGTCTACGGCTCTGGAGTGTTGAGGTCAGGGACCTCCCTCAGTTGTCGCTGCGCCCAACCTCGACGTTGTCCCCGTCCCTTTGCGACTCGATGCCGGTCGTGAACGGAACCGGGTCCGTCCCGTCGCCGATCAGCTCGGCGGACGGTCCCAGCGTGAGCGACGTGTTGACCTTGATCGTGTCCTGCACCCAGTCGCCGGCGAAGGCGGCAGCGGCTGCGAGGATCGCGACGACGATGGGGGTCCGCTTCATGGTTGCACTCCTCCGGGTCACGGCAGTATCGTGTAGGCGATCCAGCAGTTCCACAAGCCGCTACTCAGCGTGTCGAGGTTATTGACCGTCGATTCCACATGGACGTAGATCGAAGTCGTGGCGGAGAACGACATGACCCGAGCCGCCCACTCGTCGGCGTTGGGCAGGTAGTCCCCGCGCTCGGCGTCGCCATCGCCGCAGACACCCGCATCGTCGTAAGTGGTCCCGGCGTCATCGCAGGTCGCCGGTGCCAGGCTCATGCCGTCGAAGTCAGAGATGATGTCCTCGTAGTCGTTCGTCGTTCCAGCTTCGTCCTTGATCCCGAGCGAGAGAGTCAGTGTCCCGCCGCCGCCGGAGAACGTCGCCGCAATCTCTGGATCGCACGCCATGTAGTGGAGCACTGTCCGAGCCGGCAGCGTGACGACGAGCACGTCATCGACCAGCCCGGCGACTTGGTCGATGTCGTCGTTCGTGATCGCCGCGATCGGCGCAACGGTCCCGCGCATCAAGCCGTCGTGGAAGTAGTTGTTGACTCCCCACGCCGCAACACCGAGGTTCGTGTCAGTGACGCCAGTCGGTCCGAGCGTCACGTTCCCGGCGTAGATGTCGCCAGCCGCCCTGATGAGCCCGTCCGTCTCGATGTCTCCGTCGGTGTTGATGGTGGCGCCGTCAACGCCGTGACCGTACCCACCGCCGAAGTCGGTCGAGCAGGCGATCTGTCCGCAAATTTCTACTGACCCCTCCGAGCCGGACCCGCTGTCCCCGCCGTCGAGGTTGACTGTGCCGCCGTTGGTGTTGCCGTACCCTCCGCGCACGATTACTGAACCGCCGCCCTCACCAACGCCACCAATAAGCGAGGCGCCGCCGCCGTCCCCACTGGCTGCGTCACCTGCGCCTCCAGCCCCGCCCGTGACCTCGATATCGCCGCCGCTGCCGCCAACACCAAGCGCCGGCTTCGTCGAGTTGCCTCCAGCGCCGCCGTTTAGCTGCAATGGCGATCCGTCGTCAGGGTCCGTGGCATCCGCTGCGGTCCCGCCTTCCACAACGAGATACCCGAGCGCCTGCAACCCGAAGATCCCTGGCACGCCGCTCTTGTCAGTCGTGAACGCGGGCGTGGTCAGGGCGCCGTCCATGGACACATCGCCGAGCTGCGAGATCGTCACCCCGTCGTCGCCAACGCCTCCGGCAATGAGGACGTTTGCCGCGTAGTTCTCGCCAATGGAGACGTCGGCTGCCGTTCCGGCAATCGGTGATCCGGCGTCAATGATGACGCCTCCAGCTGAACCGCCGGCATCGTTGCTGTTGCCGCCGAGCACTTGGGCATTCCCGCCGCTTGATCCGCTCCCTGCCCAGAAGTACAGGTTCCCGCCGAGCCCGTCAGATACTGGCGCGTCGCCGCTGCCGCCTTCTCCAGCCCGGAAGAACAAGTCACCGCCGTCAGCGCCCGCTGCCCCGGACAACAGGTCGGCGTTACCGCCGCTGCCAGCCCACACAGACGTGGCTCCGCCGGTGCTCGGCGGGTTGCCGTTCGCGCCAGGCGGCGCACGCATCTGGAGGTAGCCAAGCGTCTCAAGCCCCTGAATCCAGCCGAAAGATGTCTTGAACGTGTCGGTCGTGATGCCGCCATCCGTCGCGATGTCACTACTGACCGACAGCTCCCCGTCGGTCGTGATCGTCGCCCCGGTCCCGCCAGCGTACCCGCCGCCGACCTCCAGCGCCGCAGCGCCGACAGTCGTGGTCGAGAGGGAAAGCGCGGTCGCGGTGCCGGCGCCGTCGTACATCGTCCGCAGCGCGGAGTCCACGCCGACGTTGATGAGGTATACCGGCTGCCCGGTCACGGTCGCGGTCGCCCCAAGGCGGCGCGCGTTTGTCGCCGGGTCGATCGTGGGCTTGATCGTGATCGTGTCTGCGTCGGCGGCACCGTCAGCCCTGGCCGTCACCTCGTACCCGTACCCGCCGATCATGATGTTGTCGCCGACCGCCAGCTCGGTCTCGATTGCCGCAGCACCAGTGGCACGGACGATCACCTGGCTGCCGACGGTGGCAGTCCAGGTCCCGGTCAGGGTGCCGTCGACCCCAAGGTGGATGGCGTCAGCGTACCACTGCGCGAGCGGCACGTGGTTGAGGTCGTAGGCCGAGCCGGTCACGGCAGCGGCGGCCAGCAGCGCGGTCAGCAGGTAACGTCGCATGTCTGCCTCCGATTCCCCTCGTTACGCGGGCTACTGGCGCTTCCGCCAGGGCCACTTGGCGCGGCTCAGCCAGTACAGGATCGTCGCCCCGGCGCCGAGACCGAGGGCCTCGAGGATCTGCGCCACCTCGGGCAGGGTGAGTCGCCCGTCCGCGGCGATCTCCGGCAGCAGGACCGCGGTCAGGGACACGAGCAGCGTCAGCACCCGCGGCCCCCAGCCGTGGGCCCACCAGGAGAGGATCGCCTGCACCCAGGCCGGCGCCCCGGGCCAGCCCTCCAGCCACTCGAGGATCTTCTTCGCCAGCTGCACCACCGCCGACACCGCGGCGATCACGGCCAGGACCTTCAGCGCGTCGAACGTCAAGATCACCATCTCCCGTCACCCTTTCCGCCGCCCATCAGGCGGCCGATCAGCAGCAGCAGCCTCTCGAGCCACCGCTGCTCGCGCTCGGGCAGGCGGCATGTCCGCCCGGGCGGTATCCCTCTCAGCGCCGACCGCTTCAGCCGGCGCTCGATCTCCTTGCGGTTTGGTCTCACGTCCTGGGGTCCGGCAGCTCGATTGGGGCGTCGCAGAGTGGACAACGGTCCGTCCTGGTAGGGTCGATCCACGCGCCGCAGCTCGGGCACTGCACCAAGTCAGGGAGGATCACGACTGCACCGACCATGCTCCGGTCGTTCCGGTCTCGAACCCGTCCGCGAAGACCTCGGCCGGCGGCGGCGCCCACTCCGGCTCGAGCAGCAGCAGCACCGACCAGCGGGCGACGAGCAGCCGGTAGTCGGGGAGGAAGAGCGCCGCCATGTTCCCGGCGTGCGCGTACTGCTGCGCCGGGGCGCCGTTGGCCCACGTCTCCTCGGCGACCTCCACCGGATGCGCCGGGTCGGAGACGTCGAAGGTGTGCGTCATCAGCTCCGTGGTGCCACCGTAGGCCGCGCACCAGAGGTACGGGTAGCGCAGGGCCACCGTGTCAGGGTCGATCGTTTGGTGCGGCTGCCACTGCGCCAGCCTCACCGGCGCCTCGGGGTCGGCCACAGACCACAGCTCGGCGCCGTAGGGCGTCGCCGCGGCGAGAAGGTGCGCCTCCTGGTCCAGAGCTATCCCAGCGCCACGCACAAAGCCGGCCCGGGTCAGCTCGCCGAGCCAGGTCACGGTGCCGTCCGCCTCGACCCGGTAGCGGTGGACGCGGGTGCCGCTCACGACCCACAGGTAGCCGTCGAGGTAGAGACCGCCGTCCACGCTGATCTCTGAGGCGCCGGCCAGGACGCAGCCGACAGCGTGGAGGTCGCCCGGCTCGAGGCCGGTCGGCCTGTAGACCGTGCCGCCGCCGTGGCAGGCGTCGGTGAGCCCTCCGGCGGCCAGGTACTGCACGCCGCCGTGGAGGTAGGTGGCGCCGCCGTAGATCCTGGCGTCAGGATAGCGGCGGTGGGCGCCCCACGAGGCCGTCGTCGGGGTGCGGACCGCGGTGAAGAGTACCGACCCGACCGACTGGAACCCGGCCACTCCGATCGTGCAGTCGTCGCAGAGCGAGAAGTTGAAGAGGTTGTAGTCGCGGTCGCCGAACGGCGGGACCCGCCAGCTCGTCGAGGCGCCGAGGCGCATCGTCTGGAGATCGAGGAACTGCAGCTCGTTGCCGGTGTTGACGACGGCGAGCCGATCGCCCCAGCTCGCGATCCCGAGAGCGCGCCGCACCCAGGGGTCGTCGATCTGGGCCGAGGTGTCGAGCAGCGGGCCGCCGGGCCAGAGCGTCCACAGCACCACCACCTCGGCCATAGCGGTGGCAGTCACGGCGGCGAGGAGGCGTCTCACAGCTCCCCCTGCGTGACCTCGCCGCGGGCGATCCGCTCGCAGCGATCACCGGCCCGACGGCGCAGGTCCATCTCCGCGGCGACCCAGCCCCGGCTGCGCCAGTGGTCGCACCACACGGCCGCGGGGTCGGGCGGGGCAGAGTACAGCCCATGGCTGCAGTGGCAGGTGCCGTCGCTCAGCCATCCGCACGTCTCGCAGCTCACTCCGTCGTACCGTGGCATCACCCCTCCCCTCTCAGCCGCGCCACCCGGGCGAGGACCTGGTCGGCGTAGCGCAGACCAGCCTCGGAGTCAGGCCGGCCCGAGTTGTACCGGCTGAGCGCCGCGCGCACGTTTCCTCCATCGCGCCGGAGCTGCTGCACGAGGAAGCGGCACCCGTATTCGAGCCCCAGGCCCGGCCGCAGCAGCGCCTCGAACGGACCGGAGAGGCCGAGCGCCCTGGCGTTGGCGCCCATCAGCTGCATCAGCCCCCACGACGTCCGCTGCCCGTGGATCTCAGCGTCTGCGTCCTCGAGGCCACACCCCTCGGCTGGCACTACCAGCCAGCGGTAGCCGGGCTCGTACCGCGTCGCCTCGGGCCGCCACCCAGACTCCTGCTCCACTACCGCTGCCACCAGCGCCGGATCGAGCCCGCGCAGCTCGGCAATGCCGCGGGCAATCTCGCGCAGCTCGCGCGGAGACATAGCGCAGCAGGTCACACTGGCCTCCTGGCCTGGAGCTCGCCGGAGAGGCGCGCAACCTGCGCCGCCAGCTCTGACGCCACGGCCGAGAGCCTGTCCACCTGGGCCGAGAGCCGCGCGAGCGTCGCTTGGGTAGCGGTGTCGGCTGCGCCCCGCACCTGGGCGCACTGGCCTCTGACCTCGACGCAGTGCCGATCGGCAGCGGCCATCGCCGCCTCGCGCGCTTCGCGCTCCTCCGCGATCAGTTGTCCCATCGACTCCTCCACCCGGGGCCGCACAGCAGCCCAGGTCAACCACGCCACTGCCGGCGCGAGCCCTACGATGCCGCCGGCCACGCCGAGCAGCAGCTGCCACCAGGACAGAGTCACGCTGATCGGGTCCACTACGCCCCCCCCGTCTCGGACTCCATCTCACCCGTCTCGACCTCGGCCTGACCCGTTTCGACCTCGGCGCCCCATCCGCTCAGGGTGAGAGCCTCGATCTCCTCGGCCTCGATCAGCACCAGGTACGCAGCCGTCCTCATGGTGCCCAGTCCTCCACCAGCTCGATCGTCTTCAGCCGCACGTTTGCGGTCGCTAACAGGTCCCATCCGATGCCGTCGTCGACAAGGCGGCACCGCAGCAGCCGGTATCCCTGCGCCGCTGCGGTGATGACCTGTCCCGTCGTCGGCGCCGCCGCAAACTCGATCAGTCCGGGCGCAACGGATGGCAGGAACCAGTCCACCCAGTCGCCGGGGTGCAGCCCGAGGCAGTCGATGAAGATGAAAGCCGCGCTGACCGCGGGGCGCACCGCCACAACTCGCGCGTACGCGGCGAGAGCCGGAGCCGTCCCGGTGACCGTCGCCTGGGTCCACCTCGACCCGCTCATGGCGACGGGCGTGCCGATCGTGGTCGAGATCAGCGTCGAGCGGTCCGCCTGGTACCACTGGATGTCCACCCGCAGGGTGTAGGTCGGGTACCGGCCGCTCGCCACGCCCGTGTAGACCCTGCCCACCTTCACTGCTGGCATGGTCGCCAGCGTCTGCGTCACGCCGCAGTCTGCGCTGACGCCGCCATCCATGATCTGGCTGCAGTACGTCCCGTCCGCGGAGATGTCGCCCGCCTGCCCCACTGCCTCAGTCCCGGCGACGCGGATGCAACCTGTCCCGTACCCCTTTGCCTGTACATCGGTCAACAGGTTGCTCACCGAGCGTTCTGAGAATCCGGTCGTCTGCCGCACGTCGTCGATCGACGGAACCGTGGAGTACAGGGGCGACGGCGAGACGATCGGCAGCGCGAACGTCGTCCGCGACCCGTTCCCGACGCCGCAGTAGACGCGCGGGTGGTACCACGCCGGCAGCCACGGCTCGAGCCACCAGACGGGGACCAGCCCCCCGGCCAGATGCCGCTCGATCAGGATCTGCAGCGCCTCGAGCTGCGCGGAGCCCGACGCGAGCAACGGGAACTTGCCCCGGTACGACCGGCGCGTCCGGCTCTGGTAGGTCCGGGTGATGGTAGCTCCGGTGCCGAGATCCGTCCGCATGGCGACTCGAGCGACGCCGTGCTCCCACCCGCCGGAGGGCACGATCGTCTGCGGCCACGTGTTGCAGACACTCATGCGGGCTCCTCCTGCCGCGGCGGCGGCGTCGTTTCCTCGTCGGTCATCTCGGCCTCGTCATCGAGGTCAACGTAGGGCTCAAGCCGCACGGTGTAGGTCCCGTCGCGATGGTCGACGATCCGACGCAGCCGCACGCTGACCTTCGACAGCTTCGGAGCCGGGACCATCTGGAGGCGGTCGCCCGGCAGCAGATCCGCAACCGCCCGATCGCAGCGGCCCTCCCAGTACCCGTTGCACGCCTCCGCCCGGGCCAGCTCCATCTCGCCCCAGCGCCGCGCCTGGGAGATGTTCGTGCAGCCAGCGAGGTTCACCTCGACGCGCCGCGAGCTGCTCACGTCGTCGCCGACGTCGACGTGCCCCTGGCTGAACCCGTCGTCCAACCAGAACCGCACGCGGAGCGCGGACGCCCGGGTCCGCACCGGGATCGGCCGCCACGACGGCGGGTGGACCCAATCGTCGGCCGTGATCGTCACGCCGCTGTCGGCGACGGAGCCCTCGTGCCAGAAGTACAGCTTGTTCCGGTACTCGGTGACGTGGCAGCGGCAGCCGGCGAGGATCGAGGCGATCGTCACCCACGGGTCTCGCTCGACGACGACCACGTGGCTCGCAAACCGCGCCGTCGCGTCCGTCATCACCGCGTCGCACCAGCTCACGCACGCCGCCGCGCTGACCGCGTCGATGTTCGCCCACGCGAACGAGTCGAGCCATGGCTCCCCAGCAGTCAGGATGTGGCACACCTGCTCGATCGGGTTCGCCGAGTAGCGGCCGACGCCGCCGCCGATCGGCTGGATCAGCGCCACCCCCTGCACCTCGGCGACGATCTGTACGCTGGGCGGCATCGAGTCGTTGGTGGTGTCGAGCTGCAGCGCGATGTAGCAGATGCCAGGCCACGCTTCGACATGCCCGGTGATCCCACCCGACAGCAGCAGGTCCGCCGCCTGCGCGACCGCGCCGAGGTGGGTTGCGCTCGACACGAGCGGGCCGAACGAAGCCGGCGCATAGCCGTTGATCGTCCACCCGACGATGGCGGCGCACTCCTCGTGGCACAGCCAGACCGCGAGGTACAGCGTCGGCGGCACACCGAGGTACAGGAACGTCAGCCCCTCGAGCCCGGTCACCTTTCGCGTGCCGAGTACCACCGGGACGACGGCCCCGAGGACCGTCGCCGACCCGCCGAACGCACGCTCAACCGACGTGGACGACGCGACCAGGCCGCGGTCATGCGCCTCGGCCGGCTCCGGCCAGTACCCGGGCAGCTCCCACGGCCAGATGTGCTCGCCGTTCCAGTCCGGCGCCGGGATAGGACCAGCGCCGGGACCGCTGAGCGGAGGACCGCCGCCTCGCGCACCGTCGGGACGCCTCGGACTCGGGCTCATGACGTTGCTCCGCCGGTCGAGCTGACGGCGCCGGTGGGAGGCGGCGGCAACGGGCGCCGCCGCCCGGTAGGCCGACGCTGACTGGGCGTCGTCGGGTAGGTCTGCGGGCTCGCCGGAATCTGCAGCGGCGGAGTCGGCGGCGGATGGGAAACGTAGTGCACGTACTCGCCTGATAGGGTCGTGAAGATCAACGTCTCCCCGGGCTCGGCCGCCCGCCTTGCGCCGCCGAAGTGGACCGTGTTGGCCAGCGCCGCGCACGCGGTCCATGTCTTGTTGCAGCTCGTGGTGGCGCCCGCGTACTGGCAACGCGCACCCTTGAAGTCGTGCGGGCACTCACGGCTGCCCTCGATTCCGCAGTCCCGCGGATGGCGCCCGCCGCCGACCCCGATCGTCAGCTGGTAGGCGGTCCCGATCGCCGGCGTCAGCGCGTCCAGAATGCGCCACGTGCAGTCGTAGACCGTCTTCCATGGGCCAGCATCCGCGTCCCGCACTTGCAGCCACAAGTGCAGATCCAGGCTCGTCAACTCCTCGCTGCGGTCGAGCGCGTACAGCACGCAATCGGTGTCGTCGATCGCCAGCTCCAGCACGGTGCCACCCAGCTCCTCGTGCTCGAGGTCGCCCAGCTCCATCCCCCGCGGCGTGTACCACACTGCGGGCTCCTGCGAGCTGTCGAGGATGCCTGGATGCCACGTCGTGTATCGCAGCGGCGAGGCGGAGAGGATCTCAACATTCACGCGGGCGACCTGGTTCTGGCACTGCGCCGCAGCAAGGACCGCCGCGACTAGCCCGCGAGTGCCGGCCATCAGCTGATGCTCCCGGGGCGGGTGGTGTGCGCACGGCCCGCCCGGTCGGCGACGGCGATCTCAGCCTGGATGATCCCACGCAGCCACTGACTCGATCCTGAGAGGGTGATGTTCACCTGGATGGGGAGCGCCGACATGGCCTCCGCAAGCCGCTGGCTCGCCCTCGCAAGGGACTTGCCGCCGCCACTGGCCTCCGGGTCTTCCCACCCTACGTCGTCGCTGCCGGGCTTGCCGCCCCCTCCTGGCGGCTGGTCCAGGGCCGTGTCGCCGCTCTCGCCAGCGTCGCGCAGATCCTCGATCAGGTCCTCCAGCGACGTGCCGGCAATCCCCAGCAGCTCTCGCCAGCGGTCCACCTCGGCCGCCGCCTGGTCCACGTAGTCCATGATCTGGTCGCGCGACTCCGCGTACCGGCCGGTCGCCAGCGTCTCGGTCTCGCCGAGGATCGCGTCGAGGTACTCGGCCAGCGTGTCGTACTGCCCGGCCCACATCTGGCTACCCGGCCCGCCCATCTCGCCCATCTGGAAGTCGTACTGAGCCCACAGCTCATCGCCTGCGATCTGCTGCCACGCCGCGACGTACCGCTGGATGTCGCCCACGAGCTGACTCGGGTCACCCTCACCACTGCGCAGCTGCTCCATCAGCGCCTGGATCTGCTGCTGGTAGTAGGACGCCTGCTCCTCGGTGTCCATCCCGGCGACGGCGATCGACTCGCGCTGAGCCGCGATGGAGCGGTGCATGGCCTGCTCCTCGGCGTCGATCTGCCGGATCATCGAGAGCCAGGTCCCGAGCGCGGACTGGATCGTCTGGAAGACCTCGTCGGCTTGCGGGGCCAGGTCGGCGTAGTCGAGCCCCTGGACGCTGGCGAAAGCCACGTCGAAGCCCTCGAACATCTCGCCGACCTGGTCGCTGAGCGCCTCAAGCGGGGACTGGCCGAGCACGCGCTCGATCTCGGCCGGGTCGAGATCCTCGAGCAGCTCTGCGGAATGGACCACGGCCTGGATGTAGGTCTGCAGCGCCTGGACGCGGTCCTGCCCGGCGAGGTCACCGAGCTGGTCCCACAGCGCCGAGATGGCCTGGTCGGAGACTCCGAGGTTGCCGAGCCCGGTGCCGATCGCCTGCCCGGCCCAGGACTCGAACAGGTCCGGCAGGACAGTCTCGCCGAGCTGTCGTAGGATGCTGGCCGCGCTGCCCTCCTGCCACTGCCCCGCCCCGCTCCCAGTGGACGGCAACGCCCCGAGCATGCCGAACAGGTCGGCCTGGCCGAGCATCTGCAGGGTGTCGATGTACTGCATGCGCTCGGCCCGGTAGAGGCTCTGCGCCTGCCGCTCCCACATCTCCCAGTCCTCGGCGGTCATCCCCTGCCCGCCGCGGGTGGCGACCGAGGCGCCCCCTGGGCCAAGGCGCCATTGGGTTTCGGGCTCCTCCGAGCCAGACGAGAAGTACGCAATCGCGCCACCGACAACGGCGCCGATGATGCCGCCTATGAGCGTCCCGGCGACTGGGATGATAGCCGACCCGATTGCCGCCCCAGTCGATGCCCCGCCCAACATGCCGCCGAGCGCAGCTGCCCCGCGGCTCTCCTGCTGCGTGGCGTTGTAGACGGAGCCGAGGCCGCCGAGGATTGCTGTGCCCCGATTCTCCTGGAGCCAGGAGAGAGCCCCGCCCGGCCCGGTGATGCCGCCCTCCTCGATGGCATTGCTCAGCCCCTGCGCCAGCCGCCCCGACCACTGACCGGCGAGATCCTCCAGCAAGTCGCCGACGTCGTCGAATCCGCCCTGGAACCCAGCGTAGACTGCGTCGGCCAGCAGGGTCTCGAGGTCATGGCCAAACTGCTCCCACGAGTCAGGCAGCTGCGGCGGCCCGACCCACTCGATTGCCTCGAGCTCGTGGTTCGACGCCCAGTCGGCGGCCATCTGCATGATGGCCTCGTCGAGGTCGGTCATGTAGCCAGTGAGGTCCTGGGTGATGTCGCCCAGCTCACCACTTGAGCCGATCATCTGCTCGTTGAAGCTGGTCCACGACTGGTACTGCTCGATCGTCGCCTGGGTCTGCCGCGCCAAGGCCGCGATCTTCGCCTCGAGCGGGTTGATGCCCTGGACGGCAGCTTGCCCACCGCGCACGATCGCGCTGCCGGCCTCCTCGGCCGCCTCGCCGACGCCGTTGAACCGATCGAGCAGGACCTGCATGCGCTCGAGCAGCTCGTCAGTGGTCGACGTCGCGTCGTCCGCGAGGGAGTCGATGAAGGCCGTCACCTCCTCTGCCGCCTCCATCACCGCGTCGGCGTCGATGCCCGGCAGAACGTCGGCCAGCACCCGGACGACGGGCAGGACGGCGCTGGCGACCACGTGCACCGACCGCAGGATGTTCTCCAGCCCGGCCGCGACGAGCGTCTCGATCCCGACGACGACCATCTGGATCCCGGCGACGAAGCTCCCGACGTGCTCACCCACCCAGTCGATCGCCTCACCGATGGGGCGCACGATCGTCGGGTCGAAGACCTCCCGGTTGATGACCCGACCGATCGCCTCCTGGAGGTCGCCGAACTTGTGCTCAAGGAGGACAATCTGGCCGCCGGCCTCCTGTAGCTGCGCCTGGGCGACACCGCCGAACCGCTCGCCCATCTCCTCTGCCATGAACGCGGCACGCTCCTCCGCGTCGGCCATCTGGAGCGTCTTCTTCTCGCTTTCGCTCAGGACGATGCCGTATCGGCTCAGGGTCGAGAAGTTGCCGGCGATGACCTTCCCGACCAGCTCGGCCGCCGTCCCGAGCTCCATGTTCATGCCGGCCGCGAGGTCCACGGCGGCGGTAAGCCCGGTGGTGGAAGCGGTGTAGCTCTGGGTGATCCCGATCAGCGACTGGAACGCGCCAGCCGCCTCGTCGTCCGCATACCGGCTCGTGTTCTGGATGCCGGCGAACAGCTGTTGCAGCTGCCCGCCTGCCGAGCCCCACGACACGCCGAGGTTCTCGACCGTGCTGCGGAGGGTGCGCATGATCGCGTCCTCCTCAGCCGCCGCCGAGGAGGAGTCCCGCAGGAAGTCGAAGATCCGCCTCGCCCCAGCCTCGATCACCGAGGCAGAGAGCATGCCGGTCATCGTCTCGAGCGAGCGCGATGTGCTGGACACCCGATCGTCGAGACCCTGCAGCCCCTGGCCGACGCGCTGCATGCCGGTGACGGCACCGCGCTCGTCGACCTCGATGAGGATCTGGTACCGGTCGGTCGAGCTAGCCACGGCGGAACTCCCGCTCCTGCACCCGCGCCTCGTGGTCCTCAGCTTCGATCATGCGCCGTTCCAAGTCGCAGACCGCGACCTTGCGGTGGATCTCGACAGCCCAGAGACCGTACAGCTCGAGCACTGCCCGGGCGTCGGCCCAGGCGATGCCGCCCAGCCCCATCCCGGCCGAGACCCTACACCCTCGCACCAGATGCCATGCACGCCACGCAGCGGCGTTGCCGGGCAGCACGTCCGGGGGTGGAGGATCCGGCGGGATGGGGTCGAGACCGGCGTCACGTCGCGCCTCGGCTACGTCTGCCCAGTACCGCCCGTCCGGTCCGTGGTGCCACCGGACGAGCGCCCGGAGTTTCCCTCCTCGCTCTCCACCGTCGCGACGGCCAGCTCCTTGGCCGCCTGCTGGACGACACGCCGCACCTCGTGCCCGATGCCGGCGATGCGGTCGCGGTTCTCGGTCGTGTAGGGGATCAGCTCTCCGTCGCTGGATCGCCACTCCCGCCAGTCGTGGACGATGCGGCGGAAGAAGCTGCGCGCCTCGCGGGCCAGGTCCGTCGGCTGCCCGCTCCTGTCGAGCACGCCCTCGGCCTGCATCTCGGCGACGGTGTCGGACGTGAATGGGGAGAGCAGCAGCTCGCACCCCTCCCCGAACTCCGGCATCGCCACCCACTGCGGGGCGCCGGAGAAGACGGCGGCCCCGATCCTCACTGGACGTCGGATCTTCACGCGTTGCCTCCCTCAGTAGCCCGCGACGTCGTTCGCCAGCACGGCGGTCAGAGCCGAGCCGCTGGCGCTGGAGGCGTGGCCCTCCCACGGCGTCTTGATGACCATGCCGCCCTTGCCCTCCTGCATCGGGACCGCCCGCTGCAGGTACAGCTCGGCGACGTACAGCTCGAGGTAGTAGTTGCTCAGGGTCCACCGGACCTTGAGGCTGCGCTCGGTGAACGCGGCGGCGTCGTCGTAGATGTCGTCCGAGTCGAACACCGCGTTGAGGGTGCCGTTGACGCGGGCGACGCCCTCCGGCAACTGGTAGATCAGGCCGCCGCTGGTGTCGCAGACGTAGCCGCCGGTGTCGAGGTTGTTCGCGAGGTTGATCTCGCAGCCCTTGAGCAGCGCGATGGAGGCGCCGCCGTACTCGAGCACGGAGCGCCGGGCGTGGTCGATCGGGTCGCCGGTGTAGGTCGTCGGCGTCGCGTCCACGCTGGACGTGCTCATCGCGTCCTCGCGGCACGGCGCGTCGACCGAGACGACCACGGGCCCCGCCGGCGTGAGCGGGATCTTGAGCGACTCGATCAGGCCGCCCTTGAGCGCCAGGTACTCGTCCGCGACGGTCACGTCCTTGTAGTAGTTCTCGAAGGTGACGCCCGTCGGCAGGGTCGTGAGCGTGAACGTGTGCTCGTTCTGGCCGTAGGACAGGATGTACCACTCGTCATTGGTGGTACCGCCAGTGATCGCCGAGAACGTCACGGTCACGCCGACGTCGAGGTTCTGCGCCACCCCGGTGATGGCAACGCCGGTGGTCCACGAGCCGGTCGTGGTGGTGCCGTCGGCGTTGTACGTCAAGCGGCGCCACTTGAACGTGTTCGGGTTGGCCGGGTCGCCGCCGTCGATCACGATCTCGTGCTTGTACTTCGGTGCGGTGCCGGAGCAGCTGCCGCCCTTCGTCGCGGTGATGGCGCCGGCGACGGAAACGACGGTGGCGGTGCCGACGGTCGTCGCCGTGATGCTGGTCGGCGCGCCCATGGCGTACTTGAGCAGCCACCCGACGGCGTCCATCCGCAGGATGTGCTCGAAGCTCACGCCGCAGCTCCGCACGTCGCGGAACGGCGCCGCCGCCGAGCGCGAGTTCCGGTACTCGTCGTTCGGGATCAGGTTCTGGCCGACGCGCGCCTGGAAGTTGCGCGCCGGGATCACGTACCCGGCCGCGCCCGGGACGCCGTAGGACGCCTCCGGCGCGATCAGGACTTGCTGTGCCCACGGCTTGACCGCCATCAGTGCCTCCCGCGCCGCTTCGGCGCCTCGTCGCTGCTGGCCGGCGGAGCGGGGGAGGCGTCCGCGTGCTCCCAGCCCTCACGCTGGAGCAGCACCATGCCGAGGGCGTCGGGCACGTCCGTCACCTCGCCGCGCCGGAAGTCGATGTTGACCACGCGGATGTGCGCCGCCTGGCCCGGCCCCGTCCCGAGATACCTGATCCTCACCTTCATCCTCCATTCAGCCCGTCGCGTACCGCGGCGAGGCTCTCCTGCTGGATTCTGTCCATGTCGGCCCCGGCGAATCCGATGTGCGGCCGGGCCGGCATCCGACGCTTCGAGTGGCCCTTCTGATGCACCCAGAACCGCTTGCTCGTGAAGGACTTCTTCGCGGTGAAGAAGACCTTGATCCTGTACTCGCCCTGCCGCTTGTACCGCACGATCCTGGCCCTGAGCATCTCCCCGCTGGCACGCAGCACGGGATGACCGAGGTCGCGCTTCTGGGCCGCCCACGGGCGCCCGGTCGACGGGTCGCCATCGCGCTGCAATGCCTCACGGCCGACACGGATGGCCAGACGCCCGACGCGCGCCCTGAGGCGTCGCATCTCGTCACGCTTCAACTTCCCGACCAGCCGATTCAGGTGCCGCAAGTCCTGGCGCACTGAAACGCCCACGTCCTACTCCGTCACCCGCGGCATGAACCACCCCTGCCGCCACTTCACCCGCTCGTCGTCATCGTCGGATCGGTTCTCCTCCTCGGTCCGCTCGAGCGGGCCGTAGGGCGACGTCGAGTCGAGGATCACACCGCAGAGCGCACCGAGAGCCTCGAGCGCTGTGTGCAGGGCGAGGTCCGTGTCCGCGTCCTTGCCCCTGGCCTGCCGGATGCCGAGGTAGACCGACCACCGCAGGGCCCCGCTCTGCGCCGTGCCCCCCAGCTCGTCGAGCGAGTCGAAGGCAACGCTGTCGTGCACCAGCAGGGCTACCCGGGCGACGCTGTACTGCTCCAGGTCGCGCTCCCTCGAGCCGGCCTCGACCACCCACGTCGAGCCCAGGGCGGTCTGCATCCGAGAGAGGAACGCGGCTCGGATGGTCGCGTAGCTCACACCACCCCCGGCAGCGCCTCGAGCGCGCCCGCGTAGATCGGCTCACGCCGGTAGCGGTCACAGAGCGCCTGCACGCCGTAGGATAGCCCGACGACTCCGCCGCCAGTGGTCTCAGCCAGCAACGTCCCACCGGTGCGGTAGTAGAACTCGGTCAGCCCGATCAGCGCCGAGAGGACGTCGTCCGGTACCACCTCCCGCACCTCGATCGTCCACTCATCCGTGGCCGCGTGTCCCGTGGTCGCGAGGAGCGTCACCGAGATGCCGTCAGTCCCGAGCGCCTGGGCGGCGCCGGTCATGGCCACGCCAGACGTCCACGCCCCGTAGGTGCGGTTGCCGACAGCGTCATGGGTGATCCGCCGCCAGCGGAACGTATCCGGGGTGGCCGCGGTCTGGACGTCGATCTCGTAGAGCGCCCGACCCGTACCGACGTAGGCTCCTGACGCCATCGCGTCGTCGAGCGTCGGGGTGCCGATGGGCGCGATGTAGGGTGACTTCGTCCCGGTCTCCCCGACCACCACCACCACCGCCATGGCGTCCCGTGTGCGCAACGACGACGGCCAGCTACCGTCAGCGGCCAGGGTCACGTACCCGTACTGCCCGGCGACGACCTGGTAGTTGGTCACCGAGAGCACCGCCGCTACGTCGTCGGCGTCGTAGCTGGTGATCGAAGTCACCGAGGTCAGCGGCCCGACCGGGAGCCGAAGCGGGTCGATGATCTCGGCCGCGTCGTACCAGATCCGCCACGTCTGGCTGCCGAGTAGGTGTCCGTCCGTGCGCTGCTCGAACTCCCGCAGCGCCTGGGCGATCGCCCAGTCGAGCCGCTGGGTCTCCCGGTCCACGTCGGGGATCCGCGCGACGAACGCACGCACCATGGCCGCCGGCAGGATCGCCAGCGCCCGGGCGGTAACCAGCTCAGCGCGCACGACCCCTGCCCCTGCGGCGGAATCCCGCCTCAGCGACCGGCGCCGGCGCCATCTCAACCGTGTCCGCCGCCGGCGGCGCCATCATCTCGACCACGGAGGCGTAGTGCCCCCGCACCAGCGCGGCGCCGACGTCATCAGCCACCTCGCCCTCCCAGCCCTCGGGCCAGGACACGACTCCATCCGGGCCAGCCGCGAGAGCCGCCCGGAACACCTTGACTCGCATGTCGCCTCCTCGGGGAGAGGCGGGCCGGCCCAGTCGCCTAGGCCGGCCCGCGTTGGTCGCTCAGCTGGCGCCTAGCTCACGGCGCCGATGGTCGGAGTCAGCGCCCCCTCCGGCTGGATGCGCCCGCCCGAGAGGTAGGCGCGCACGCCGATGATCCCGGTCGGGTAGGAGCCGTCCGTGGTCACGTCGCCGAAGACGTGCAGGTACCGCTCCTTCCCGTGGTACTTGTAGCTGATGAGGACGCTGTCCTCGCTGGTGGAGTCGATCTTGACCGCGTTGGTCGCGCTGTCGCGGGTGATCGTCGGGACGCCGGCCGCGGTGCGGATCTCCACGTCCACGTCGGCGGCGTCCACCGCCGAGTAGTTGGTGTGGGTGCCCGGCGTCGCACCGGTGTACTCCATCAGGAACAGCTCCCAGTAGTTGGAGCCGTCGATGTTGCCGTCGGCGGCGACCTCGACTTCGATGCGCACGTCGGCGAAGCCCTGCCGGTCGATGTACTTGCTGTACCAGTCCGCGTGCGCCGTGACCGCGCTCTCGCGCAGCACTGCGCGGCACTCACCGTCGAACATGTCGTGCATGATGTCTCCCTTCCTCAGTTGTCGCCCAGCGCCAGCCAGGTCACGGTCACAGTGCCGGTCACGGCCAGGGTGTCGGCAGCCGAGCAGTCCGCGTCGTCGAACTCAAAGTTCATGAACAGGTCGCAGGCCGCGGCGGAACCGTCGCAGAAGGTCTGCTCGGCGACGGTGCTGGTCGCCAGCTCGGCCGGGACCACACCGCCGACAGCCTGGGTCAGCTCAGTCGACGGCACCCAGTCCACCTCGGTGCCAGCCAGTCCGCCATCCTCGATGGCGGTGACCGACCCGAAGCCGACGTCTCCGTCGGCGTTGTCGGCCAGGCCGCCGGCGCCGAAGGTGATGCTGGTGAAGGTCGCGACCACGCCGAGCCGGTTGATGTGCCCGGCCGGGAAGTCGTAGATCTGGACCCCACCGAAGCAGTTGTGGCCGGGGCCGGAGGTATTGGCGATGTTGACCGCCACGTCGGTCAGGGTCATGACGGTCTGGCAGAAGCCGCCCATGCACCGCTCGCTCGCGACGTTGCCGACCGCTGCCGCCGCGCCCTCGTTGCCCCAGAGGTCGAGGTCATCGCCGGGCGTGACGGTCACGTCGAGCGACGCCTGGATGTCCACGCTGCCGGCGGTCGCCTGGAGCTGGATCGCGTCGGTCCCGGTGCCGGCGGCCGAGATCAGCACGGAGCTGTCGTTGCCGCCGACCTGGGCGATGTAGAGATCCTCGCCCGCACCGCTCGACGTGACTTGGAGGATCATGTCGTTGGTGCTGTCGACGGTGATGAGGTTGCCGTCGATGTCGACGGTGCCGGCCGTCGCCTGGAGGGACAGGGCGTCGGCTCCGGTGCCTGCCGCGCTGACGATGATACTGGAGTCGTTCGCGCCGGTCTGCTGGATGACGAGATCCTCAGCGGCCGTGCTGGACGTGACGGTGATGGTCATGTCGTCGGTCGAGTCGATGGCAAGGGTGTCGGCGTCCACGTTGCCTGCGGCCATCAGTAGGATGTTGTCGCCGAGGTTGATGCCGTTGGTGATGTTGGAAGCCGACACGTCGATGGCGTCAGTAACGCCAGCGTTGACCCCGGTCGAGGTGATCAGGACCGCGTCAGGGCAGGCGCCGGCGCTGTTCTCCGCGCAGTCGAGCCCGATGAGGTACTCGTAGCTGCCGGCGGCGGCGTTGGCGCTCGCGGCGGCGGTCAGTTTCAACCCGAACAAGTCGCCGTCGGCGTCGTTGTTCGTCAACGTCCAGACCGAACCGAACACGTCGGTACCGCTGGCCGTACCGTTGTTCATGGTCGCGGCGATGTTCAGGCCGTTGGCGTTGGCCGTGACGCTGGCGAAGTTGAGGTCGATGGCGCCTGCGGTCTGGGTCTGCGCCGTGGTCGCGCCGTCCACGAGCAGGTATTCGTCCGCCCCGAGGGTGACGGACAGCGTTTCGGCCAGGGTGAACGTCACCCCGTCAGCCAGGGTGAGAATCGACCCGTCCGACATGGTCAGGGTCGACCCCGACGTGCAGGTGATGCCGGTGTCGGTCCGGTAGCACCCGGTCGTCGGGTACTGCGCCTGCACACCGGCCGCCACGGCCAGGAGCAGGCAGAAGAGGATGAGACGCTTCATGTCGCCCTCCCGTCAGCCGAGCTGGACGCGGACGAAGGCCTCGGCCTTGACCGGCTGGGCGTCGAACTCGACCTCGGCCCGGAAGCCGTCCTGGTTGTTCGCCGCGTAGAGCTCGACCAGCCGCTGGATCGACATGTCCATGGCCTCGACGATCCAGTAGTAGCTGAAGTCGGCGATCATGCCGACGTACAGCAGGGTGGTCATGGTCGAGGGCGCCCACTCCGACTCGATGACCGGGATGCCCCAGATCATGTCGGGCGTGTCCACGGTCACCGCCGGCTGCCAGCGGTACCGCGACTCGCCGTCCTTCTGGAGCGCGATCTGGGTCACGACGTCGCGATGGAAGAGCCAGTTGGCGTTCCGCCGGTACTGGCGCTTCAGGGTGTTCCTCGCGCGGAGCAGCCCGTCGAAGGTGACCTCGGTCGTGGTGTTGCCGGTCGAGACGTCGCGCGCCGTCCCGATGCCGAGGTCCGAGGCGGTGAACAGGCCGAGGCAGTAGGGCTTCGCCCCGCTCCCCGTCATGTACTCGGCCTCGGCGAACTCGCCGTAGGCGCGGGCGATCTCCTGCCGGACGATGCTCTCGATCCCGGGCACCTTCCGCAACAGCGCCTTGGACACCTTGATGAGCCCGTCCGCACGGCTCGGCACCAGCTCGCGGGCGCCGAAGCGGGTGGTGTCGTCCTCGGACACGGCCGACAGCTCGCCGGTGCGGCTGAAGACCGAGGGCTTGGTCACCACGCGGTGGACGCCGAGGCTCTGCCCCGACGGCAGCTGGAAGACGCGGGCCACGCGGCGGATGTCCACCGCCGAGTCCACGTCGCGCAGCATCTCGGCCACCCACACGGTCGGCGGCTGCAGGTACCCGCCGCGGGTGATGTCGGTCAGCTGCAGAGCGGCCCGCAACTCCGGCGCCTGGTTGACGCCCTCGACGCCGTCGGCCAGGTACGCGTCCCAGGCCCGCAGCTGCACGTCCTTGACCACCGCCGCCTGCGCCTCCGGCATCCGCCGCAGCGCGGTAAGCTGGTCGCCGTCGTTGGCCGCGACCAGGCGGAAGAAGGAGCCCAGCGCCGCCATGGTGTTCACGTCGCCGTCGCGCGCCTGTCGCGTGACGACCTCGCTCGCCTCGAGCTGCCGCTGGACGGTCTCGAGCCCGTGCTCCGCCTCGATCAGCTGGCTCAGGCGGTCCAGCTCGCCCTTCGCCTTGTCGTACCGCTCCTGCTTCTCGGCGCCGGACGCCGTCTCCAGGTCGGTGAGCGCCGACCGCGCCTCGTCGTACGCCTTCGCTCGCTGCTGGAGCAGCTCCACGATCCTGCTCATGATCTCCTACCTCCCAGGTAGCTGTGCTCCAGGTCGAGCTGCATCCGGCGCACCTGCGCCAGCCGCTCGGCCTCCTGCCCGTCATCCTCTGCCCGCAGGGCTCCAGCCGCGCGAGCGCCATTCGCCACATCGGCGGCGAGCCGACCGAGCGCCTCGCCGAACGTCTCGACCCGATCCACCAATCCCTCTGCCAGCGCCCGAGCAGCCGGCAGCGCCCGACCCTCGCCGAAGCCCTCGCGCACACGCACCTCTGGCACGCCGCGGCCGAGCGCCACCCGGGCGACGAAGCGCCCGTAGTCGTGGTCGACGCGGTCCTGCAGGGCGCCGCGGGCCTCATCGCTCAGCGGGGCGAAGGGGTGCGCCTCGACCTTGTACTTGCCGGCGCTGACGACGCTGATGCCGTCCCCCGCCTGCGCCTGGTGGACGAGGTAGACCCCGATCGAGCCCGCCTCGCCGCCCGGCGTCAAGCTCACCTGCTCGGCGGCCGAGGCGAGCCAGTAAGCCGCAGAGTCCATGCGGCTGTCCCCGACAGCGCGAATCGGCTTCAGCTCGCGCGCTGCCATCACCTCGGCCGCCAGCTCGTCCACGCCGAACGTGCTCCCGCCGGGGGAGTCGATGTCCAGGAGGATGCCGCCGACCTGCGGGTCGGCGACGGCGGCCCGGACGGCGGCGCCGATCTCGTCACACCCGACGCTGCACATCCCCGCCCGCTGCGTCATGACGCCATGCACCGGGATCACTGCCACCCCGCGCGAGACGGCCGTCGTTAGGTCCGGCCGCCGCGCTGCCTGCGGCTCCGGCATCCCACCCCGCGCCCGCACCCACTCCGCCGCGTAGACCGGATCGACCGCCCACCGCAGCCCGATCAGCGACTGTGGGATCGCCAGCGCGGCGAGCCTGCCGTCCAGCACGAGCACGTCCATCGTCACCTCTCCGAGGTCAGCCATGCTGCCGTCTCCTCTCGCCCGCCCATCGACCACTCCGCCGCATCGCGGGCGACGGGCTCGAGATCCGCCTCGCCGCGGCACTCGACCAGAGGGGAGAGGCGTCTGTCGGCTCGACCGCCGACCGCCTCCCAGCTCCGATGCACCGGCTCGAGCTGCTCGCTCGCGTAGACGTCCATCTCGCGATCCCACTCAGTCCCGTCGAGTCGACCGGCCGCGACGCGTGCCCAGTCCTGCCGCCCGCGGCGCAGCACTCGCGACCAGGCCGAGGCGTAGAGCGCGGAGAACGCCGCGCGCTGCCGTTCGTTCGGGCCCCCCGTCTGCTGCGGCGCCCGGGCCGGGATCGCCAACCCCGCGCCGCCGGTCTGGACCATGAACTCGTCCAGGCCGGCCGGGCCGGGGTTGAAGTCCTCGAGCGCGCGGGCCTCGTTCCGAGTCATCCACCCGTTCTGGATCGCCGACGCGTACCCGGAGATCCGCTGCGCGTGGTCCGCCCGCAGCAGCCCGCGGAGGTCGAGCTTGACCCGGTAACCGGCTGCGATCTCCGCCGTCGTGAACAGCTTCTGCGTCAGCTCGCGCTCCCAGTGGAGAGCACGGGGCGCGACATTCACGGTCGTGAACGCGATCATCTGCTGCTCGAGCGTCGAGCCCATGCTCGTGTTCATCTCGCCGCCGACCATCCACAGCGGCATCAAGAACACGCGCCCGGCAATCTCCTCGACCTGAAAGCGCCGCGTCTCCAGAAACTGCGCGTCATCATGGGGCATGGCGTACTCGGCGACGCTGAGCCCCTCCCCGAGCACGAGCGGGCGGCTGAAGTTCCCAGGCCCGCGACGCGACGCGATGAGCTTCTCGATGTTCTGCGTCTGCGCCCAGGTCAGCCGGCGCGGCGAGGTAACGACCGGCCCGGGCCGGCCGCCCTGCCCGAAGAACTCCGCGCCGTGCCGCTCGGTGACGCTCGCGAGCCCGATGGCCTCGCGGTGGAGTCCGATCCGGCTCTTCCCCACGATTCCGTCGTAGCCCAGCTCTCGGAAGTGGACCACCTGCCACGGCTGCAGCGTCGTATCCGACCCCGTCTCGTTCGTCACCGTGTAGGCCAGCCGCCGCGTCGCCCTGTCGCGCGAGAACGACACGCGGTCAGAGGTGAGCCCCCAGATCCCGAGCACCCGGCCGCGGGGGCTGAGCTGGATGAACGAGACGCCGTTGCCCCACAGCAACGAACCGACGCAGCACATCTGCCGCCACTGGCCCGAGTCCATCTCGTCGTTCGGGGCGTCATGCAACAGCGGATACCGGTAGTCGTCCCGGCGCCGCTCGGTTCCTCCGTCCACCTCCTGCACCACGTGACATGGCAGGCTCGACTGGATGCCGGACAGCGCCGCCGTGCAGGCGTAGACGGTCGTGACGTTGAGCGCCGTCGTCTCGGAGATGGAGATCCCCGACGCGGCGACCGCCGACCCGCCACCGTAGTCGAGCCACCCCTCGGCGTTCTTCAGCGTGACCGTCCGCTCTGAGGCGGCCCACGCCTCGCCCATCGCCGACAGCGCAGCGCCGATCCGCGCGAAGATGTTCATCTGGCCAGCTCCGCCGGGATCGTGTCGTACATGCTGCCGCCGCTCCCCTGCCCGAGTGCCGGCGCCTCGGCCTGGTCCTGGTCCTCCGGCGCGGCCTGATCCTCGCTGCTGTCGTACGTCGAGCCGCCGCCGAACACGGTCATGCCCCGCTGCCGCGCCATCGCCGCGGCCACCAGCGGGTCGATGCGATGGCGGCTGAGGCGCTTGTGGAAGACCTTGTTGCCGTTGGCGTCCTGCCGGGTGCAGGTGTTCCCAGCGCACCACCTCACCAGCGGGTTGCCGTCGTGCGCCATGTGCCCGGCCCCGAGCTCGTCGAGGAACAGGCCCGTAGCCTCCGCCATCGAGGACATGAACTGCGGGATGGCGACGACGTCCACACCCTCACGCGCCAGGTGCGCGCACAGCTCGGTCGCGTGCCAGGGGTCATGCCCGAGCCCTTCGGGCAGATCCACGACCTGCCGCCGCAGCACGCCCAACACGCAGCGGGCGATCACGCCGTAGTCGATCCGCTCGCCCGGGATCAGCGTCAGCCACCCCTCCTCTACCCACCTCCGGTAGGGGACCTGGTCCTCCCGCTCGCGGGCGGCGAGCTGGCCCTCCGGCATGAACACGTGCCAGCGGTAGCAGTGGACGCCGTTGTCGTCGAGCACGTGCTCGCAGACCGCGGTCAGGTCGATCGTGCTCGACAGGTCAACGCCGATCGTAGCCGTCTTGCCCTCGAGCTGGCGCCGGCTCCAGAGCCCGGTTTCCGCCGCCGCATCCCACAGGTCGAGCGCAATGGCGCGCTGGACGGTTGCCGCCGGGACGTTGCAGGTGTACCGCAAGAAGCTGGCGCGCTCGGCTGGGACGTGCTGCGCCCGGCGCCAGTGCTCCACCACCGCGTCCACCGAGACCGAGACGCCGAGGTTCGGGTTGGCCTTGCGGACCAGGTCGAGCATGGCCTCGACCGTCAGCCCGGCCGCGAATGGATCGTCGTCGGTGTCAAGCTGGTAGAGCGCCGCAAAGAACGTGTCGTCCTCGAAGCTGCCGTCCTGCCACCCGCGCAGCACGTCCTCCGCGTAGCTGTCCAGCTCCTCCACGAGCGACTCCGGGTCGCCGTCGCCCGCGGTGGTGAAGTACGAGTAGATCGGCTGGCGCCGCTTGACGCCCTTCTTCCGCAGCACGTCGTAGAGCTTGCGATGCGCGAGACCCCGGTACTCGTGCACCTCGTCGAAGTAGACCGCGTGGGGCTTCAGCCCCTCCTGGCTCACTACGGTGGTGTCGCGAGAGAGCGGCGCGAGGAAGGCGCGTGCAGCCGGGTAGGTGATGCGGTGGTTGTTCGGGCTGTCGAAGACCTTCAGAATGCGGCTCAGCTCCGGGCTCTGCTCGACCATGCGGGCTGCGGCGTTCCACAGGATCAGCGCCTGACCACGGTGGGTGGCGACCGCGTAGCACTCAGCGCCGGGCTCCTGGTCTCCCGCGGTCATCCGGGTTGCGTGGCTCGCCATCCACGTCGTCTTGCCGTTGCCGCTCCCGACCTTGAGGTACCGGTGCCGGTAACGCCTGGTCCCATCCGACGTCCGCCGCCATCCCTCGGTCACCCACTCCACCCACGCCTGCCACGGCTGGAGCGCCAGCGGCTGCCCGGCAAACTCACCGTCGTACTGGCGGCAGTAGAGCCCCGGCCACTCGACCGCCAACGCCGCCTTCTGCGCGTCGAAGTAGTACGGCTGCCCGAGCCGCCGCGCCTCAGCCTGCGACCGGGCCGGCCACCGCTCGAGGTCGTACGCGTCACGCTCCACCGCCAGGCGCAGCAGCTCACCGACCGTCACCCTCCCCTCGCGCACGTCAGCGGCGTACGCGAAAGCGGATGCGACAGGGTTCATGTGCTGACGACGCTCAGGGGCTTGATCCCGTAGGCGGAGAGCTTCTGCTCCGCCTCGCTCAGCTCAGGCTGCGGAGCCTGGGCAACGAGGCGCGTCCGCGCGACCGGGCTCAGGCCGAGGCTCGACGACACGCGATGAAATAGCTCAGCCGGCCTGTGCCACTGAGCGCCGGCGCGGACAGCCGCCGCGACGTCGGCAAGCGCCTCAGCAGCGATGGCGATGTTCCCGCTGTCCACCGGCGACAGGATGCCGAGCGACTCCATGGCTCGGCAGATGTCGCGAAAGTTGCGCCGGCCTGCAGCCGACAGCCACCCCGGGCACCGCGGCCGACCGCTCGGTGGCACCGGCTCGTTCCGCAGCGGACGTCGCCCTGGGTTGCCCTCCAGCTCCATCAGGGCGCGCGGCTTCCGGGGCCCAGCCATCAGCTCAGCCCCCGTCCCGCGCAGGTGTGCGGAAGGGTCGGGCGCAGCTGGCAACGCCCAATCTGCCAGCGCCGAACCGCCCCCCGTATTTCGCGTGCGCGCAGTCACTTCCGATCATCGTCTCGTCCTTCGAGCCGCGATGCTCCCGCATGTGGCAGCGGTAGCAGACCGCGACAAGGTTGGTCGGCTCCCACGGATCAACACCGTCCGCGATCGGCACTACATGGTGCACCATGGTCGCCGGCGCTCCGCAGGCGCAGACCGGCTGCACAGCGAGAACTGCAGCGGAGAGCTGACGCCAGCGCGAGGAGTCGTAGATCCACTGGCGCCCGGAGTCCTGCTCGCGGCGCATGCGGCCCTCGACCGTAGCGCGCGCGGAGGCGTGTTTCGGGCAACGCGGCCCGAGCCCAGAGCCGGAACGAATGAGCACCCCGCAGCCCGGGTGCTGGCAGCGGCGGTAGACGCTCACGCGCGCCTCCGGCTGACCGCCACTCGGTGCGGTTGGCGGGAGGGCGAGCGGGTCATCGGCTAGATGCTCGCGGCCATGATGGTGAAGGTGCGGGCGGCGGTCTGGGTGACGGCGGCGTTGGTGGTGTCAGCCACGACGAAGCGGTAGTAGTCCCAGCGCAGGAAGAGGTCTGATGGCAGCTCGTTGGCGGCGACGGCTGCGGCGCTCGGCAGGACGGTCACACGCACGTTGCCAGTGTTGTCGTTGAGCGGGTACCAGGTCGAGTTGTCGTTGCTGCCGTACCAGATCAGGCGCGCAGTCCCAGCCTCGAGCGTGGCCGGACGGACGATCGAGCAGATCGGCCTGGCCGAGTCGGGCATGGCGGTGACGATCTCTCTGCGCTTGATGGTCGCGCTGGTGCTGGTGTTGATCGCAACCGCGACCGAGGTGCTCGTGCTCGCCATGCTGCCTCCCCTAACGCAGAGCGCCCGGGTCTCCCCGGGCGCACCTGTCACAAGCTGGAATCAGTATGGCGCTGGAGATAGCGTAATGTCAACACCTACACCGCCGGGACTGTGACTCTCCTGGTCCTGTCAGCCACCATAGCCGCGTCGGCTGGCGAGTATCCAACGTCGATGAGAGTCAGCATCAGCACCAGGGCAGCGCCGAGCCCTGTGGCGTCATCTCCACGCATCGCCTGCTCCAGGTCATCGTCGGGGTCGCACCGCTCGAGCAGCGAGCCCATATCAGCGAGGAAGTCCCGTAGGGCCCACGGCGGCGTCTGCGACTCGGTGAGCGTGCTGCGAAGTGGGAAGCCAGCACGCAGCTCGTGGTAGATCTCCATCGCATGCCGTACTAGTGGCCCGGAGTGCGCGGCAGCGGCTTCCTGCGTCCCAGTCCGCTGCCTGCGCTTCGCCGCCATCCACTTCGGCATCGGCCTCGGTCGGCTCTCGTCCGCGGCGTAGCCGGCGTATGAGATGACGGGCAGGCCGTTGTCGAGCACGGCGACCGTGTACCCGCGCCGCTCGGCCTGGGCGACGGCGAGGCGCGACGTGGTGGCCTGGACGGTCAGCGGGTGCCGGCCGACGAGGTGGACGAGCCAGAGTGGGGCGCTGGTCACGGCTTCGCCTCCATCCAGTGCGACGGTGCTCCTCGGTGGTCCTTGCTGTGCAGCGGGCAGAGGCTGCAGATCCAGTACAGCGGCTGGCCTGCCTCGTTGTAGCGCCCTGAGCCGGCTCCGTACCCGTTGTCGAGCACGGGGCAGGTGCAGCCCTGGGCGACGGCCTCGCGCGATCCTGGTGGCGGCTGAGCGGTCACAGCCTCACCTCGCGCCGCCGCTGGTGGTGCTCGACCATCGCCAGGTGGCGGTTGATCGCGGTCTGCAGGTCGTGCTCCGCGGCCCAGTTGGCCGCCGCCTTCGCCCGCTTGTCGATCGCCGCAGGCTCGAGGTCCGCGAGGATACGCAGCAGCCGTTGCTCGAGTCTGGTCAGCCCGAAGCCGACCTCGGCCAGGTCGCGGCGCAGGCGGATGCAGGCGACGTGCGGCTCGACGACGGCTGCGCGCCAGAGCTGCATCCGCTCCTCGACGCGGGCCTCGGCCTCGGCGTAGTGGCGGGCCAGCTCGCGGAACCGCGGCTCGACGTGGGCGTTGGGTGCCCGGTCGCCGCGCGGGCGGTTCCAGCGACGGAGCTTCGCCTGCTCCGTCATGCGCTCTGCGGCGCGGCGCTTGCGGGCGGCGACCCAGGAGTCGATGTCCTCCTGCTCGTACCAGATGCGGGGCCTCGGGCCGCCGAGGTCGCGCACGGTGTGCCGCGGGCCGCGGTGCTCGCCGCGGTAGACGCGGAGGGTAGTCTCGCGGAGGCCAAGGTACGCGGCGGCTTCTGGCTCGGTCATGGGGCCACCTTCACGCCCATCACCTCGGCTGCTTTGCGCCAGGCGTCCTCGCCTGGGACGTCGCCCCGTGGGCAGGTGGCGAATGGCAGCAGTGCCGCCTCCAGCTCCGCGACTCGAGCCTGGAGTCGGAGCACCTTGCACGCCTTGCACAGCTCGGGGAACACGCCATGCTGGCACAGCTCGCTCACGGCTCCACCTCCCGCTTCACCACCCGCCTCGCCTTGACCGCCGCCGCTGCCGTCGCCTCGACTTCATCGCAGAGGTCGCGCAGCGCCCCCTCCAGCTCCGCGACGCGGGCGCGGAGGCGGCTGATCTCTCGGCACAGACATGGCTCGTCGCAGATGAGTGGCCTGGAGCACGAGCAGACGTTTACCACGCTCACGGCTCCACCTCCCGCCCGAGGAGACGGCGGGCGCGGTCGAGGTAGGCGTCGCTCCATCCTGGCGGTCTGCCGACAATCCGCTCTGTGGCGCGGTTCCACTCCTCATTGGCCAGAACGAGGTCTTTCAGTGCCCCCTCCAGCTCCGCGACGCGGGCGCGGAGGGAATCGCGCTCCTTGACGACTCGTCCCAACTCCTCTCGACGCTGAGACAGAGCCATCTCAAGCTCCGAAATTCTCCGCGCCGCCCGGACCATGTCGTGATCGTCCCAATGCTCGCTCACCTCTCCACCTCCACCTCCGCCGCCTGCCGGAGGTCATCCTCCAGCGCGGCGAGGCGAGCCTTTAGATCCTTGACGATTGCGGCCAACCCCACGTTCATCGTCATCAGATCAGCCACCCGGCCCCGCTCGACAGCGACCTCAGCCTGGGCGACGGCGAGCGCATCCTCCAGCTCCGCGACGCGGGCGATC